TGCGTCATGTGGTTCACCAATTTTAAATCGTGGAAACTTTTTTGTAAATTCTATTAACAATGGTTGTATTGTAAATATTTTAGATTCGCGTGTCGAAAAATATAAATGAACTATATTTTCATATATTTTTGTAAATGAACATTCACCTTCATATTTGTTATGTAATATATATTCTGATACTTTGTGTATATGTAGAAAACACTGTATAGCTGAATTAAAATAACACGTATTTCCGATATTAGTGAAACCGTGCATCTAAAAAAAGCGTATAAAAAAGGCTTAAGAAGAAGACGCGATAATATAAATGTAATAAAAAGAATGAACGTTCATAAACTATGTGATACAATCGAACCTATTCTTAATAAATTCAAAGACGATGAATTTATTGAAATGGAGTTTCGACTTGGTAAATATAATGGTACATTTTTCGATACGAATATTGGAAAAGATATGTATGTTAAATTATTGCATGGTCTCAATAAGTATACTGGTTGGGATCGTATTGTTGTGTCAGAAACGGATGTCTTTTTTCGTGAAAAGGATAATCTTCGTATAACAATAGATGAAACTACGAATGAAGAAACTATTATAAAAAAAGAAAGGGTACATGTTGAGGATTTTAAACAACTTGAAGGGACACCTTTTGATATACGATTTTGCGTTTCTAAAGAGACTCCAATGGAACATGATTACGATAGTGAGATGGATGGTAAGAAAACAAAAACACGTACTTCGTTTGTTCGTAAGAATGTATCTATTGACATGACGTCTGTATACGGAAATGTTCATGATATGGATTCGGAAGATCCTTATACGTATCAAGTTGAATTTGAAATCATAAAACCACAAAGTGTTGAAGATAAGAATATATTATTTAATATTATTCATAAAATAAAAGATTTATTTAATTTGTTATAGTAAAGTATAATATGTTAGTTTGGATACTTATATTTATAATTGCATTATTTTTACTATATGATGTAGATATTACAGGTGAACGTGTAAAAGTTCACGGTTTTACTACAAAATATTTCTATATGTCGCACGGAGAATCTAAAAATGTATACGAAAAGATGAGGAAAGATGAGTTACCGAATGATACTATTAAAGAGTTTATTATGATGGAAGATAGATTCCTTAATCTTGAACGTTTATCAGTTTGTACACAAACATCACGGAAAATAGAAGCATTTGGCCTTTCTAAACAAATAAAAGATAGGTTTCGTGGATATGATTTTTCCTATCATGACAAACATCTTAAACAAATTTCTGAACCACATAAACTTATAAATCGAAGTATAGTATGTTTATAAGGTATAAAAGTGTTCGTCTATGTGCTCCAGCTTTCATTTCATATATATTATCGTATATAAATATGATGAGATTTGTATCATCTTTATCTCGGTGTTCTTCTAAATATTTTCTAGCATTATCAGTATTTATAAATTCATCCGTACAATAATACTTTATTTCTAAATCCCCCATACCTGATTTGTGTATTTCTCGTTCTAATCGTATATAATCCGCTATAGTGTAAAATATAGTATCTACTATGCTCGACAAAATATAGTTATTCCAGCGTTCTTTATGATCTATAATGAAGCCGTTTCTATTTTGTCGGACACGATTTAATAATAATTCTCTTGGGTCTTCCATTTATTTAGTTTTGCGTTTATTCTTTAACGCTAACGGTGGTTTTTGGTGGAGTTCTCGTTTTATCTTAATATAATTCTTTATCCTATTACTGTTGAGTGGTGGTATTTTTGGTAAATTTAATGCGTATTTTACAACGTCATTCACTACATTTTTACCAAACTTACCGTATATTTTTTCAGCTTCTTTTTGAAGAAGTTTCTTTTTAAGATTTTGTTCTTGGTTAAATTTCCAATCCTTTACCATAGCTCTTTTGATATCGTTCGCAACTAGTTTTTTAATTACACCATTACGTGTAGTTACATTAAGTGATTTATTCTTTTCCATTTTATTTAATTGTGTTTTTACTTCACGCGCGTTTTTATCCAAATTCATAACTTTACCATACTTTGTCATCCATTTTTTACCATACATTTTAACAAGATCATTCTTGATACTTGTATTATTAATACGTCGTTTTTTATTTACAACGTTTCTATTTCTTTTCAAAAGAGCTCTTTCCATCTCATTTGCAAGTGAATTTGGTGTATTAGGTGTTTTTGGGGTTTTTGGTTTGTTTTGAAGTTTCTGACAAAGTGTTTTTACAGTATCTTTATCTTCAACTGTGATACCTTTAGATAATGATATAGCAACGAGTTGTTCCTTTTTCATAGTTCGACACAATTTTCCATCAATTTTTAAATTGGATGTACCCTTTTCAATTGCATCGAGTGCCGAACATATAGATTCTTTTGTATTTTTTTGTTTTACACCAACTACACCCAATTTTTTAGCGACGTCGAGTAAGACTGGTTTTGTAAGTCTATTACATTTACGACCGCCTATTTTCATAACACCGTCTTTATCATAGGAAACAGATACATTTTTAGATGGAGTCTTTTTCTTTTTCGATGTAGTTCTTTTCTTTGGGATTTTAAAACAACAATCTGATCCCTGTGGGTTTTTACGTACTTCGAATCCACTTTTACACGGTGGTCTTCTAGGTTTTGGACATGTAGAAGCTTTTACACCTCTTTTAACTGGGAGTTTTGGAGCATTTACATTACGGTTTACTAAACCCTGTGTATATCCTAATACATGGAGTAACTTTACCATATCGACACCTATTTTATAAGCTTTTTCAAGGTCGTCTGGGTCACTCTCACCTTGAATTTGAACTACACCCGAACCAAGTTTTCCAGATTTAGACGATAAAACAAAATTATGGTCTTTATATTCCATGTATAAAAAGGGTGTTAATTCGGTTTCGTATCTAACACTTTGAGCTTTTACTGGATTTTGTTGTGTAATTCGTGTTAAATCGAAGTTTATATTTGTATTAAAGAAACCTGCAATATTGTTATATTGGATTTCATTATATAAAAAGCTTTGTTTTTCGGAATATGTATCAATTAAATATTTACGTAATGATTCGGGTTGTCGTTTAAGATTCTTAGACCCTAAAAAACCACCGGAAAATCGAATTTTACCATTACTGTAAATTACAAACGTGAAATTCTTACGTTCCATACCATCCATGATATATCCACTCAATTGTACTGAAAAGAAGTCTTTATTTAAATCACCTTTTAAACCAAAATTAGACGTGTGTATAGCACCCGTCTGAAACCTCCCGAAATACCCTTTAATCTCATTAAGATCGATGGTTAAACCAGGTGCTATTTGAGCGTGACCTTTTGGTTTTTGTTTTAAAATGTATTTTAAATTTACACGTTTTTCATCCGTTGAAAACTTTTTGTTTACAAGAACATTATACATACCTGGATGAAAAATTCCAATTTTGAGTCCACCCTTTTTAGTGGGTACCATTTTGGATTCTGTTTGAATAGATACATTCGAATTTTTTACGAATTGCCTGGGATCCATATCTTATTCTAATAGGATATTTTATTTAATAATCATTACTTATTTCTTGGATCTCGTCTTCGTTTACTATATCGATTCCAAATATAAATGACTGCTTTTTGCATAATCTACCTTTGTATGTCAATTTGTCTTCTCTAACTTCTATATCACGCTGACTAAATGGACCAACGTAAAAATCTTGTGTAAACCGCGGTTTTCCAAGATTATTTGCTTGGCAATGTGAATTAAATAATGCAACAAAATCTTTTTGTGGACAGAATAACTCCGAACCATATCTTACAGCGGTTGACTGTAAGAAGTTTTCGAGTGTGTTTGCTACCGTTGCAACCTGTTTTTGAACTGTTTTAAAATATTCTGGTACAACGTTCCAAATATCCTTATCTGCGTAATTTTGTGAATATTCGAGATATGCGCGAATACATTTTTGAAGTATGGTGGGTAATTCGGTATCGAGTTTATTTTCGAGTGTTGGGTCTGCATTTTTAACCTGTTTACCAAAATTCCACGTAAGGATACGACGTAAAACACTTCCTGAGTTATCTTTCCAATCTGGAATTTCATTCCCTCCAAGTATACCCGGTGTTCTCCATTCAAAAGATTTAGCTTTTTCATGTTTTACTGCTATAGAAACATCTTCACCTGATACTATAGACTGAAATTCAGCCTGTTCGAGTTGTAAATCACCCTTTACTTCGGGTGCAATAAACATGAAAGCATCATAAATAGAAGACAAACCAAATTTCTTTTCGACGTTATTTGAAAGTGTACTTACATCATCCGCGTTATAAAATTTACGAAAAACTTTCGTGATAAGGGTAGATTTACCGGAGCGCGCAATACCTTTTAAAAACGGTATAATTTGCCATGCATCCATATCATTTACATTAAAACATAAACGTCCGCCCATAACATACATCCATTTAGATACTTCTGAATCAAATTTTTGATAATCGAGTATAGATTGAAAAAATGGTGTTGGTATATCATACCAATTTTCTACGTGGTCGTATTCTGTAAACTCCTTATCGAAGTATTTACAACTTACAACAGTCTGATCGAGGTTTTTAAATTCACGTGAATCGTACGTATAAAATCTCGATTCGTATAATCCCGTTTTTGCAGACCATTCTTTTCCTATAAAAATACCATTTTTAAACGACCAAACGTGTCTATTTTTGATAATCTCAGGAAACTGCATATCTTTACAATTTGTTAAATGTCGAATAACATCATTGTATACCGAACCACGTGTTGATAAATTTTTCCATAGTTCATACCGTGTTTCTTTTTGAGCGACACCATATACATAATCTTGAATAGTTTCAACCTGTTTCCAGGCGCGTGTATCCTGTTCCTCATCCGTTTTAATTTGGGTACAACAATATCCCTTATATCGTTTAATATTCATTTCGTATAGGTTTTGTAAACATGCAAGAATAGCCTGTTGATAGGGTACTAATTCGTCTATCTTATCAATGGTCGAACATCTAAAAATAGATGGGTCTGATTCAGGGTTTATGGGTACGTACGTTGGATTATTAATTCTTTCATGTATACGTGCGGCTCTAAAAATGATTTGCCAGGCATCGTCAACCTGATCAATAAGACGGTTTATACGCATAGATATTTTCATATCTTCGTCATCTTCTATATCTAAAAGTTTCAAAACTTCAGCCCGATGATACATTTGTCCTAATTGCATTTTTAAACGTTTGTGATTTCCAGAAACAAGTTCAACATCAAACCTAATTGGAATACCCGTTTCGGGGTCTAGATCCTGAGGATTTATAAAATTTTTATATCCGAGTTGGAATGATACCATGCTATTATTTGTGGCATTGATATCCCACATATCTTCCAATTGGGATAGAAGGTGCATAAACTCTTCAGGGTTGAGAGATTGAATCTGGTTAGACCACATAATAGCATTGGATTCACGTTGATTTGATTCCGAACTAATAAAATGTGTTTCTTCCATTTTTCTTTTATTTACATATGATTATTTTTCTTAAGTTTATTTTTTTTGTAAATGAGATAACATTTTTATTAAAATTTTATTTTGGATCTCCATCTGTCTTGATATATTTACCAGAGCAGAACACACAGTTTCGCCATCTTCAGTCGCAAGTACGGAACTCAGCAGACCACCCATATCCATTACATATTGTTCATCATCTTCGAACATATTATCATTTTCATCGTCTGTCATTTCAAGTTCAAGTTCATCAATAATAGATTCTCGATCTTCACTTCCATCGATATCATCGATTTCATCAATTTCATCGATTTCATTATTTTCTTCAATTTCTTCAGTTGGTTCAAGAAGTGTTTCCTCTTTGTCGGTCATTTGTATTTACCAGGAAAAATCAAATTGTGTTTTTTCGCGAGTGTCACCTGAAAAAAAAATCTTGGTATATAGTACAAAAACAAACAAAATGGCCGGTGGTCTCATGCAACTCGTCGCCTATGGCGCCCAAGATGTCTACTTGACTGGTAACCCAAAAGTCACCTTCTTCCAGGCGGTTTACAAACGCCACACTAACTTTGCGATGGAAAACATCGAACAAACTGTCAACGGTACTGCCGCGTCCGATGGTCGCGTTTCCGTCACGGTCGCCAGAAATGGTGATTTGATCGCGGACATGTACGTTGAATTGCAAGCTGAAAAAAACTTCGGTGCTACTGAAGATGCCTGGGTCGCGGAATCTGCGATCAAGGATGTTGAATTGTCGATCGGTGGTCAAAGAATTGACAAGCACTACCAAAAGTGGTGGAGATTGTACGCTGAATTGTACTTGGATGAATCTAAGAAGCAAAGCTACGGTAAGATGACTTCGGCGACTGTCAACGACGCGAAGGTTTACTTGCCATTGATCTTCTTCTTCAACCGCAACCCAGGATTGGCCTTGCCATTGATTGCCTTGCAATACCACGAAGTCAGAATTGACTTTGACTTGTCCTCCGCGTACGGTACCAACTTCGATTCGTTCAAGGTTTGGGGTAACTACATCTACCTTGACACCGAAGAGCGTAGACGATTCGCGCAA